GTATAAAACTGACTCTGGTTTTTTAGACACTTCTAATTTACCAAATGATGATATACCCGATTTTTGGAATTGGAAAGTAGAGCGTGTATCCGGTTTACAATGTGAGCATCAAGAATCCCGAACGCGTTATTCTGAAGTGCTTAAAACTGATAGTGTTTATGAGTTTCTTCAATTTTTCGGAAAGGAAGTTAAGGACTTTACATTGAAACAAGCTCAAGTAAAAAATAGTGTAAATCGCATGAAAAATTTAACAGTTTGTTCAAAATGTTATGGACTTAATTGTGCTTGTGATGCGAACTTGCAAAGTCAAGTTGTTGAAGATGTATTAGTGCATGGAATAACATATATATATATGTTTTTCCTACAATATTTCTTTGCACCTTCCGTGAGCTTCTTATATTATTGGTTTGATAATCATATAACAACTTTTTTATATTATATAGTGTATAAATTAGGTTTTGGAAATTTTCAATCCACAACATTACTCTTTAGTAGAGTCGGTGCTCGCACTTGTAAATCTTGGTTGACAAGAAAACAAATTATTATTGCGACCTCAGTAACTGTTATAGCTTCAGCAGTATATAAAGCTTGGAAATATTATAAGCAAGTAAATGAAGTAGTAAACTTACAATCTTTTGAAATATTTTCTGATGATTTTGGAAAAAATGTATCAAAAGCTGAAGTAGGTGACTTATCTGAGGGTTCTAAACCCAAAGCTAAAGAGAATGAACGCAATAATGTTTGGTTTGATAAAAGTTTTGAGATAACACCAATGCAGTTAAATATCGGTACAAGTTCAGTCAATGGTATGGATATCAATCAATTCGCTTCATTAATAGCAAAAAATATCTTCAAAGTTGAGATTGAAGCTAATTCTAAAGTGCTTAAGACTCATATCCTGGGTTTAGTAGGTCAGACTTTTTTAATTAATACTCATGCTTATCAGTTTGTGCAAGATATGTGTACTATTACAGTAACAACAGGGGTAAAGAATATTGGTATTCATAACACCATTACTCTAAATGTTCATAAAAAACAATTTCAGCTATATAACACTGATTTAAGTTATATTATTCTTGGTGCTTTACCATTCTGCAAAGATATTTCAAAATATATGCCAAAAGAGAATTTGCATGGTAAGCATGTTGGTTTTTATATTACACCTAATTCTGATAATAAAATCTTAAAGTGTAAGCAAATTCAGTTTATAGAACAGGTTAGCTTTACTCAACTGGGGCAAACCATGGATGTTTATAAAAACATTGTAGATTCACCCACACAAGTGGGTGATTGCGGAACTCCTCTTGTTATACAAAACGGTCATGGTTATATTATAGCAGGTATACACTTTAGTGGTATTGGTAATTTTGCATATAGTATACCTTTAACTTTTAATGATTCAAAAACTATTTTACAATCAATTGATGAAATGTTTAAATTTCAACCTGGTGTTATAAAACTATCTTACCCGTCAAAAGATATGAAACTTACTGATTTACATATTAAGTCTCCACTTCGTTTTGTTACTGATGGGGTAGCCCAAGTGTATGGTAGTTTTGTGGGATTCCGTCCAAAGAGGAAAAGTAATGTTACTAAAACTTTCTGTTGTGATTGGTTCGTAAAGCACGGTTACATTATTAATAAGTACCCACCTGATTTAAAAACATGGAGACCATGGTATATTGGAGCTCAGGCTTATGTCAATAATCAATTTAAGTGGAATGATTTGATTATTTCCTCTTGTGCTGCTAGCTTCCTTAACGATATTATGAGCAAATTAACAGCTGATGATTTAACATTGGTTCATGTTTTAGATCTTCATACGGCTATTAATGGCGCACCTGGTGTTGCGTATATAGATTCAATTAAACGTGGAACTAGTGCTGGTTATCCATATAAAACATCTAAAGCGAAATTTTTAGAATTACAAG